ACTGGCGCGCCAGCAGGTCAATTTCCTTGAAGTCTTTCCCTTCTTTCTGCTCCTTCATAATGAGCTGGCAGTAGCGCGCGGCGGTGGTGAGCTGCATCTGATCCAGCGGCCCATACTCGCCCCACTTGTCGCGTTTCTTCCAGCTGTGAACGGTTGCAACTTTCTCGCCCAGCATTTCTGCAATGCGGGCTATGCGGTATCCCTGAAAGTACAGCAGCATGGCCTGCCGACGGGGATCGAGGTCTGCGGGGGTCATTGTCGTGTTCATGGCCCAAACATACGGCCTTGCCCGGCGGCTTTCCCCGGCTGCGGTTTGTGTGGCTAACCGTACAAGCGCCGCGCGTTGTTTCACTCCCCCCATCACCGCAAACATAAGGCTCCAGTAAGTTTTTTCTAACGGAGCACGGCTCATGACAGTGAAAGCAAAGCGTTTCCGCATTGGGGTGGAAGGTGCCACCACCGACGGGCGAGAAATCCAGCGTGAATGGCTGGTACAAATGGCTGCCAGCTACAACCCTGCGGTGTATACGGCGCAAATTAACCTTGAGCACATTAAAGGCTATTCGCCGGATGGCACGTTTAAGCGTTATGGGCATGTCACCAGCTTAACTGCCGAAGAAATCACGGAAGGGCCATTAAAAGGGAAAATGGGGCTATACGCCGAGATTAACCCATCGCCTGATCTGATTAGTCTGATTAAGCAGTGGCAAAAGCAGTTCACCTCTATGGAAGTCAGCCCGAAATTTGCCGACACCGGCAAAGCCTATCTCGTCGGCCTGGCCGCCACTGACGATCCGGCGAGCCTGGGCACCGAGATGCTGGCTTTCAGTGCCACCGCCAAACAGAACCCGCTGGCTAATCGCAAGCTAAGCCCTGAAAACCTGTTTACCGCCGCCGAAGAAACGCTGATCGAACTGGAAGAAACCCAGGACGAAAAGCCGTCCCTCTTTGCCCGCGTCACCGCCCTGTTCACCAAAAAAGAGCAGACCGATGATGCGCGTTTCTCAGACGTGCACAAAGCCGTTGAGCTGGTCGCCACCGAGCAGCAGAACCTGAGCGAGCGCACTGATAAATCCCTGTCCGACCAGGACGCGCGGATTTCTGAGCTTGAATCCTCGCTGCAGGAGCAGCAGGCCGCCTTTGCCGAGCTTCAGCAGCAGCTGAGCCGTGAAGACAGCCGTAAAGATTACCGCCAGCGCGCGCCGGGCGGTGACGCACCGGCAGGCACCCTGACCAATTGCTGATGGAGCATAAAACCCGATGAAAAAGAATACCCGCTTTGCCTTTAACGCCTACCTGCAGCAGCTGGCACGCCTGAACAACGTGGAAGTGGAAGAACTTTCCAGCAAGTTCACCGTGGACCCGTCCGTGCAGCAGACGCTGGAAGACCAGATCCAGCAGTCCGCCGCTTTTCTGACGCTGATTAACATCACGCCGGTTGCGGAACAGTCCGGCCAGCTGCTTGGCCTGGGCGTTGGCTCCACCATTGCCGGAACCACCGACACCACCACCAAAGAGCGCGAACCTACCGATCCGATGCTGATGGAGGACGTGGAATATAAATGCGAACAGACCAACTTTGACACGGTGCTGACCTACGCAAAGCTGGACCTGTGGGCGAAATTCCAGGACTTCCAGGTGCGTATCCGTAACGCCATCGTCAAGCGCCAGGCGCTGGACCGCATCATGATTGGCTTTAACGGTGTGAAGCGCGCCAAAACCTCCAACCGCGCAGAAAACCCGCTGCTGCAGGACGTGAATAAGGGCTGGCTGCAGAAAATCCGCGAAGACGCGCCGGACCACGTTATGGGCAGCACTACCCAGGACGGCACCACCACCGCAGGCGCGGTAAAGGTGGGCAAGGGCGGCGACTATGCCAACCTGGACGCCGTGGTGATGGATGCGGTTAACGAGCTGATCGACGTGGTGTATCAGGACGATGACGAGCTGGTTGTTATCTGCGGCCGCGAGTTGCTGTCCGATAAGTATTTCCCGCTGGTTAACAAAGAGCAGGAAAACAGCGAGAAAATCGCCGCCGATCTGATTATCAGCCAGAAGCGCATGGGCGGCCTGCAGGCGGTGCGTGCGCCGTTCTTCCCGGCCAATGCCCTGCTGATCACCCGTCTGGATAACCTGTCCATCTACTGGCAGGAGGACACCCGCCGCCGTTCTGTTATCGACAACCCGAAACGTGACCGGATTGAGAACTTCGAATCCGTCAACGAAGCGTATGTGATTGAAGATTATCGCTGCGCGGCCCTGGTCGAAAATATCGAAATCGGTGATTTCAGCGCGCCAGCTGCGCCGGAAGGTGGGGAGTAACGCATGAGCCTGAGTCCCGCACGGCAGCACCGCCTGCGCATTCAGGCCGAACAGGCCGCCCGGGAGGGCGGCAGTGTTCGCCATGCGTCCGGCTATGACCTGATGCTGCTGCAGCTGGCAGAAGACCGCCGCCGCCTTAAGGGTATCCAGTCCACCGTGAAAAAGGCGGCAATCAAGGTGGAGCTTCTGCCGAAGTATGCCGCATGGGCGGAGGGCGTGCTGGCTGCCGGAGGTGCGCAGCAGGATGACGTGCTGATGTACGTGATGCTGTGGCGTATCGATTCCGGTGATTATGCCGGTGCGCTGGAAATCGGGCGCCATGCGCTGCGCCATGGCTGGGTGATGCCGCTGGGCAACCGCAACGTGCAGACCGTTCTGGCGGAAGAAATGGCGGACGCCGCACAAGGCGCCCTGCTGGCCGCCGCCGGTTTTGATGCCGATCTGCTCCTGCAGACGCTGGAACTGACTACCGATCTGGATATGCCGGACCAGTCCCGGGCACGCCTGCACAAAGCCATCGGCGCGGTACTGACCGAAAGCAACCCGGCTTCTGCTCTTAATCACCTTACCCATGCGCTGCAGCTCGATCCCCGCTGCGGCGTGAAAAAAGAAAAGCAGCAGCTGGAGCGCAGATTGCGCAGTGACAGCCGCTAACGAACGTGCCCCGCGCACGGGCGGCACGGGGTGGCGAAAGGCACTGCCACATCAAAACCCCGTCCACCGCCCACTATTTCAGGAGAAAGCCGCATGCAGTTTATTGCGCCAGAACAGGCACCGGAACAGGCGGACGTTATTAAAAATACGCCGTTCTGGCCTGATGTGGACCTGTCGGAATTTCGCAGTGTGATGCGCACTGACGGCACGGTGACGCAGCCCCGTCTGAGGCAGGTTGCGCTGACAGCCATTTCCGAAGTTAACGCCGAGCTGTACGACTTCCGCAACCGCCAGCAGATGCTGGGCTACCGGGATCTGGCTGACGTGCCGGCGGAACTGCTGGACGGCAAAAGTGAGCGCATCCAGCACTACCTTAACGCCGTGTATTGCTGGGCGCGAGCCGTGCTCAATGAGCGTTACCAGGATTATGACGCCACGGCGTCCGGGGTAAAGCGAGGGGAGGAACTGGCGGAGGCCAGCGGCGATCTGTGGCGTGATGCCCGCTGGGCTATCAGCCGGGTGCAGGATGCACCGCACTGCACGGTGGAGCTTATCTGATGAAAGTGCGTGCGCACCAGTATGACACGGTGGACGCGCTTTGCTGGCGTCATTACGGGCGCACGCAGGGTGTCACCGAGCAGGTTCTGCAGGCAAATCCGGGGCTGGCTGAGTATGGCCCTTTTTTACCGCACGGACTGCAGGTGGAGCTGCCGGATATTCCGGCGACAACCACGGCGCAGACCGTCCAGCTATGGGACTGAATTATGACGCTTGAACGAATCAGTGCCTTTATCACGTACTGCATCGCTGTTTTGCTGGCATGGCTGGGCGATCTGTCGCTTAAGGATGCTTCAACGGTTGGCGGCGTGCTGATTGGTGTGCTGATGCTGGCTATCAACTGGTACTACAAGCACAAAACCTACCAGCTGCTGCGCGACGGGCAAATCACGCGGGGGGAATATGAATCCTTCAATCGTTAAACGCTGCCTTGTCGGGGTGGTGCTGGCTATCGCCGCCACGCTGCCCGGTTTCCAGTCGCTCAACACCTCCGTCGAGGGGCTGAAGCTGTTGGCCGATTTTGAGGGGTGCCGCCTGCAGCCTTACCAGTGCAGCGCGGGTGTCTGGACTGACGGGATCGGCAATACGTCCGGTGTAGTGCCCGGTAAAACCGTCACGGAACGGCAGGCGGCGCAGGGGTTAATCAGTAATGTGTTGCTGACGGAAAAAAGGCTGGATGCGTGCCTTAAGGTCAGGCCCCCGCAGCATGTTTACGATGCGCTGGTAAGCATCGGCTTCAACGTGGGCACCGGCGCAATATGCCGATCCACCATGGTGTCCTACATCAACCGCCAGCAGTGGTGGCTGGCATGTAACGAGCTGCCGCGCTGGGTTTACGTCAACGGTAAGAAACATAAAGGGCTGGAGAACCGCCGCGCGCGGGAGCTGGCCTGGTGCTTAAAAGGAGCGTAACGGAATGAAAAAGAAAGTTATCAGCGTTTTTTTCCAGCTGGCATGGGCCGCACTGTTGGTCATCAGTTTGTTTTATCCGCGCAGCGGCGCGCCTGTTCTGGTTGGCGCGTCTGTCTGGGTGTCCTGCATCCTCGCCTGGCTGCTTGCGGCACTGTGCGCTGTGGGGTGGTTCGCCGGAGATCGGGCGCGCGATGAAGTCAGGGCGGCATTGCTGAAGTTCAGTGAGCACCCCGTAAAACCCGTGCGTACATGGGCCATCAGGCTGTTGATTGTTCTTTGCCTGGCGTTTTCGGGATGGGTGATCACCCTGGTGTTTTACCTGCTGACGCTGGTTCTTTACCAGATTGCCCGCGTGCAGCTTCATGAGCCGACGGCAGCCTGATGCGGGCGCTGGCGGTAGTGCTGGCGCTGACGCTCGCGGCGCTGGGCTGGCAGTCGTGGCGGCTTAACAATGCCAGCCACACCATCGAGACGCAGGTCGCGGCGCTGAAAAGCAAAGCGCAGGAACTGACGAAGAAAAACAGTCAGCTGATCGGCCTGTCCATTCTGACCGAAACCAACAGCCGGGAGCAGATGCGGCTTTATGCGGCGGCGGAGCAGACTACCGCGCTGCTGCGCAACCGTCAGCACCGGATAGAGGAACTGAAACGTGAAAACGAGGATTTGCGCCTCTGGGCTGACACTCCTTTGCCTGCTGACATTATCCGGCTGCGGGAGCGTCCGGCCCTCGCCGGAGGTGCAGCTTACCGTGAGTGGCTGTCCCAGAGTGACGCAGTGCCGCCTGGAAAGGTCAG